CTTGTCGGTGGAAAACAAACAGAAGATTTCCACCGTTTTTAGAGGATTTCCACAGAAAAACAGAGTTTTCCACAAAGTTTTCCACAGATAAGGAGCCTTGAGGGATGATTTCCCTTGCGGGATCGTGCGAAGTAGGGTCAGATGGGCGAGTGAAACCAAACAACCAGCAAGATTCAATAGCAAAAAGCCTCAGACGGCAGCGCTCTCCGCTGGAGCCGTTCGTCCTCATCCCAAAAATATTTTTTGTGCGCTATAACCCGAGCTGGAAGGCGGTACTTGCCTACACGACGCTGCTTTACTACAGCAACACAACCTCGGGAAGTTGTGAGAATGTGACGATGAAGACCATGGCCCAGCGCGTGGGAGTTGGCTGGCAGACGTTTCTGCGCGGCCTGGAAGAGCTGAAGCGCAAAGGTATTGTGAAGGTGACACATAGATCAAAAGAAAGCCTGAAAGGCGGACGTGTGCCGCTGGCGAACCTATACGAACTGGTGGACCTGCAACCAGACGCCGGCGAGCCGATCTAAACCCCAGCCATTCGGCGCAACTCCTCGCGGGCTGTTTCAAGTGTGGCGTGGATCAACCAGGCGTTCATGGTCATTTTTGAAGAAGCGACAGCATCCTTCACGGTCTGGTAATGCTCCTGATCGGCAAAGCGAAGGGTGACGCAGGTATAAGAAAATTTCCTCTTCAAGACCGCCGCCGTACTCATTGACAACTTTTTTTTAGGTTTTCCACCGTTTTTCTCGCTCATGGTGGTAATATAACACAAGAGGTGCGAAATGGAAAATCTAACAGCATACGACCTGCTTCCAACTGGAGCGTCGAAAGCCGAAATCAAATTCCGCGCCGTCGCCTATCTTTGTGCGGGTTGCGGAATGGCGCGCAGGGTTTCTGGCGAGATTCTTTGCTCGCATTGTTGCGAGGAGCGAGACAACGAGCTGATGCGGATTCAGTGGAAGGCGTGGGGTATCGCGGCATGAGCGAACCAACCCGGCTAGCTTTTTCGATTCCATTGCTGCCGCCGTCAGTGAATCACTACGTCACCCATACGCCATACCAGGACAGAGAGACAGGGCAAGCGAAAGTTTACAGGCAGAAAAGCGCGGAAGCGAAAACATGGGAAAGATATTTCACACTTTTTGCGCGGGATCTCTACGTGGTGAGCCAGAGTGGACGTTTCGAGGCGCGCCTGGATTTCACACCAGGCCCAGGCGAGAGTGGAGATGTAGACAACTACAACAAACTTCCGCTCGACTGCTGCGCCAAACGGGGAATGTTGCGCGACGGCAAAGGTAAATCGAAGTCAGACGCATGGGTGAAGCACTTGGATGTTTGGATTCACGACTCACCAGAAGAACGGGCAACCGGCCCAAAAACAGAGATCGTGATTGAGGCGATGGGATGGCAATAGCGGAAGTTGATGAAGTGAAAACTGAAGATCTGAACGAGCTCAACGGCGATGTGGCTGCTGCGACATATCGCGACGGCATACTCCGGCCGGGATGCCTGATGTGCGGGGCGACGATCCCTGATAAGCAGGCGAAATATCGCGCCAAGGTGTGCTCAGACCCATGCCGGAATGCCTACCGGCGCTGGCGCGGCCTGCCGCCGGCGGATCGGGTCGCCAACCCGCTGCGCTGTCAGGTGTGCCGGGGCGAGATCACCCATCGGCCAAACATCAACTGGGTCGAGGTTTGCAACGTTACCTGCCGCAACGCGATGCGGCGCTATCGGTTCCAAATCCTACAAAACCAGAAATGCCCGCACTGCTACCACCCCAGCTCGGAGGCAGAGAGGGAGGAGTTTCGCCAGTGGCGGGCCGGCAAGGGGCCGATGCAGGAGTTCTTCAGGGAAGCGCAGGGCCGGGGGAACTTTGCCTGGCAGCGGGAGAAGCAACTGCGCACGGCGCTCAGGGAGGCTCTAGGCGTTTTGAAGCGCGAGAAGGATGCGATACTTTACGGCCATGTGACCAGTAAAATGGAACCCATGGGAAGCGTTGCATACGAAACAATGAGCGAAGCTCTTGATAAGCAAATCGTCGATTTTGAAGCGCTGCTGATCCCGCCGAAAAAGAAGGTTGACACGAGGGAAGTTGAAGAGAGTACACTACCTGCGAGCGGATCAACCGCTCAAGAGGAGGAATCTTATGGGACTCAATCGTAGACCGTATGGCCCGAGCCCGGCCAACGTCAGCGGGCAAAACGTATTTGCCCAGAACGTGCAGGCCGCGCTGGCACAAGGCGTTCTGCCGGCATTGCAGAGCATCACCGTCGCAACCGAGGTTGTTTTAACCAACCCGCTGAATATCTTACAACTGCTCGGCGTGCCTCTGCCACCGAAGATTGGGAACGAGCAGATCCCCATCGACGTGAACCTGTCCGGGTATGTCAAGACGCTCGCCGCCAGCAACGTGACCATCAAGATCTACAACGGCGTTTCAGCGACCGTCGGCAACGATACTGCCCTGGCAACCACCGGCCTCGTTTCAGTGGGCACGATGAGTTGCCCGTTCTTCCTGCACATCAAAGGAATCTATGATTCTGTAAGCGGGAAGTTCCAGGGATACTACGATGGCCAGTTGAACGGCACCGTGATCTCCCCGACGACCTTCACAGCCGTTCCGACTGGCATCACCGACGCCGGCACCGGGACGCCTCCGCAGTACGTGTTGAACTTCCTGGCCAGCGTCACGTCCAGCGGTTCGACGCCAACCTACCCGACGACCGTGAACGTGCAGGACTTTAGCGCGGGTTGATTTCTAACGAGTGAGCGAACGGCCAGAAAAGCTAGCAGCTTATGTCGCATGGCCGACGGCATAAGACGTGATTGCAGCGCGACATAAGGAAAACGGGGGCATCCCACACTGCAATTGCCTCCACCAAAAAAGATTGGAGCGGCGATGGCGAAGGAAGTGGAAGAGAAGGAATCGAAGAAGACGCGGGAACGCGAGGGTGGGAAGAAGGACGGCGAGGGCGAGCGCGAAGAGGGCAAAGCGAAGCGGCCCAAGAAGCACCTGCACTCGATCCGTACCGAGGCTGTGGTGGATCACAAGGGCAAGACCACCGGCTACATCAGCCACCACACCTACAAAGCCAAGGCGACCGATCACCACACTGAGCCGGAAAAGCCGATGGCGACCCACGACTCTGCTGAGGAAGCTGGGCAGCACGTGGCCGAGCAGATGGGAGCGCAGGAGGGCGGCGGCGGCCAGGAGCCTGAAGAAGAAGCCCAAGCACAGCCGGCAGCGGGCGGCGGAGCGGCAGCGGGGCAGGAACCGGGGATGTAATAAGTTTGCGCGGCGTTGCGGGACGGACCCGATCAAGCGCCTTAATGATTCGTTAGCCTCTTCTCTGGATGAGTGACCCGAATCAAATGACTGGACACAATGCAAATGGAGACGCTATCCAGTAATCGTCAGTATTCAATCTGACCCGCGCAAAACAACTGGTGGAAGATGATTCTCGACACTGACAAGATCGACAACGATGGCGCATACCGCGAGGAGATGCGCCATCGCTTTTTGAGCGATCATTTCTTTGCCGCGGAGTGCATGGGCTTTGACCAGTTCAACCGGCGGCTGCATCAGCCGGCCGTCGATCTCTTCTTCCCAAAAAATCCCAACGTCAGCATAGAAGACCAAGACCCGATCAAGTTCAGGATGCACCTGGACCCGCGCAAGACGTTCAAGACGACGCTGGGTCTGGTGGACACGGCTCAGTGGCTGGCCGCCTGGGCGGTGAGGCTAACCCTCCTCTACGAGACGGCAACCCAGCCGCTGGCCGCAAGCATGATGAATGTGACGGTGCAGCACTTTGAGCGCGGCTGGCTGCGCAAACTGTTTCCTGAAGTCGAGTTCACGAAGCGGAAGAAGGAAGACTGCTGGGACTGTGATCTGCGGATGGAGCCGAGCATCGACCCGACCGTGGGATACACCAGCCCACAGAGCGCCCAGGCCGGATGGCATCCTTTCCTAATGAACGTGGACGACGCGGTGGACGCGGTGAACAGCGGGATCGGCGCGACCGACGAGATCCGCAACAAGTTGAAATCGACGCACCAGACGAACAAGAACCTGCTGCGCGCCGGTGGGTACATGAACATTCGCGGGACGCGCTACCATCCGTTCGATCTGTACGGCAGCGAACTGGAGACGATGAACCCCGCCAAGTGGAAGTGCCTGGTGCGCGGCAGCGTGACACTGAAGAGCGGCGAACGGCTGATCCCAGGAGAATTTCCACGCGAAGACGAACTCATCGTACACTTTGGGGAACTGCGCGGAATGGATTACGAGAGCCAGCGCGATCTGTTTTATGCCGACTATCTTACCTATATGTGCCAGCAACAAAATGACCCGATGGGCGGGGCGGTGGTGACGTTCACCGAGCAGATGTGGGCGGCGGCGCAGATGGATGAGGAGCGGATTCCGCCGGTGGGCGAGACGCTGCTTTACTGGCGCGCGCCGTATGGCGGCAAGCCGGTGATGGCCGTCTACGACGAAGGCGCGATGGTGCGGGTGGTGAATGGCAAGCTGTACGTTCTGGACGCCTGGAAGGGCATCTATTCGCCGACGGCGCGGGCGACAAAGATTGTGCAGGCGATGAAGGAGCACGAAGCCGACGCGCTGGTGATCGAGGCCGCGCCGGGGACGGAGTTTATCGGCGCCGACTTGCGCAATGAGGGATTGCGGCAGAACCGCAGCGTGCGGGTGCAGTGGGTTCCGTTTGAGGAAGACGACCATGTGCGGCTAGGGCGCATGAAGAAGGCTGAGCCGCTGATGAAGGCGGGGATGCTGCTGTTCAGCACGCGCATGAAGCACCTGGCGGACTGCCGCAAGCAGTTCATCAACTTTGGGCTGTTGCAGGAGAATGGGATTGTTGACTGCATCTCGCGGGCGACAGACCTGGTTCCAAGCAGTTTGTGGCGCGCGGAGATGACCGAAGAGGAACTGGAGTACCAGCGGCGCAAGCGGGAAGACGCGCAGTGGAACCAGATCTTCGGGCAGATGGGAATAAACGCTGTAAACGAGGAACTTCGGCGGCAGGCGCTGGCGACGGTGATGGCGATGGAGAGCGTGAAGATGGCAGCGGGCGGCGTGGCACCGCTGCCGGGAGGACTCGACGGGTAAGCAACGTCATCGCTGGCGCTACGTTTCTGAAGGAGAATGATGAAAAAGAGGGCTAGGTGGTTATTCGGGTGGATTCTCGTTAGACCTGTTCGGTGGGCTTTCAGCCGGATGGCTTGGGCTAGCTATCTACGCATCAAGCCCGAGAAGCAAGAATGGGACGAGAAGTGGAGAATGCCCAACATTCATTGGTGGCTACTGTACCTGTCAATCTTCAGGTTCTTCAAGTGGCTTGACGGGGATGCGTGGCGTGTGTTCTGCGATTGGACGGGAGGTTTTAGGCGCACGTATCCATGGCCTGCGCGGTTTATTCATTCCATTGGAGCGTTCACCGCAGGGTACGCAATCAGTGGAGGTCAGTGCTTCCATTGTGCAAGCCCTGATGGTTGCCAAGTCACCCTATCTGATGATGATTCGGGCAAAACGTTCAGACTCTTGGAGACGTGGTCGGTTGCGAGCATGGACGGTACAGATCATCATTTCCGTGGCATAACGATTTGCCCTAAATGTGGCTACGAAAATGAGTATGAGGAAGGTTCGCTCTAGGCACCGTCGCGATGAGGAATAGAATACGATTGAAATGGTGAGCAATGGCTAGCGAGTACGAGGCGGAAAAAACGGGCACGGTGATTGGCGAGGAAGCGCAGCGGCAGGCGCTGGCGACCGTGATGGCGATGGAGAGCGTGAAGATGAACGGCGTGGAAACGAAAGAGAGAACTCCGGCAAATGATGGTCAACGGGCTAGAAACCATGAGCGTGATTGCAACCGCGATTCAGATGGCGATTGCTTGGTTTGTCGAAGAGATGGCAGCGGGCGGCGTGGCGCCGCTGCCTGGGGGATTGGATGGGTAATACCTGCACGATAAAAGACGGCTTGAGTATGATTGAGCGGTTTCACCAGACCGGAAGCTTTCTTCCACGCGGTGTGAAGTTCGTCATCAACGGAGAGCCTGTCACTTATGCACAACTAAAAGCCGAGCGGAAAGCCGAGCGGATTAAGAGGCAGCGCGAACATTTACGCCAAATTCTAATTTCTGATTCTCCGGTGCGCAGGGCTGCTTTCCTTTGGTGCTTCTATCAGCCCGGACTTTTCGGATTTGCCTACGCGGGATGGTGGGCCTATCTGCGGATTTGTGGAGAACGAGAGGACCATCAGCTACGATGGGATATCGTTGGTGCTGAAGACAAACTCGTGCAGCGCTGTATGGAACTTTTTCCTTGTGGAGTCTTGCCTATCCGCGAAAATTTTGAAACATGGAAAGAAGAATTTGGGCGTCAATATCGCAAACCGGGACGATTCAAAGATCAAGGATTGGTTCCGATCTGGGTTAAGTTCAATGGCCGTCATATCGAGATCGAACCGGGGATGAGCAATGGCTAGCACCTACGCGGCACAGAACAACGGGACGGTGATTGGCGCGGACACTGGCAGCGCGGCGAACATCGTCCACAATGCTGTAGAGTTAGCATGTGAGAAAAACCCTCGTTTGGTTTTGGAACCGTACTACCAGATGAAAGCAGCGGCCACTATTTTGGCCGAAAGACTGCAAACGGTTTTTGTTGTGATTGAATACAATTGGAAACGAGTAGGTGGAGCTTTTTCGACTCGCGAAGAGGCAGAAAAATGGGTTTCTCACGCGAGCGATATTCAAGTCAATTTAGAGTGGGAAATTCACGAATTTAAAAGAGGTTGCGGACTAACAGACGCCGAAGTGATTGCGGAGTACGAGGACCGATAATGGCTAGCGAGTACGAGGCGGAAAACACGGGCACGGTGATTGGCGCGGATACTGGCGGCGCGGCGGGATCGGGCGCGGATGCGCTGATGCCGGTGGGACAGCGGGAGATCGGCGAGATCCGGCGCGAGGATGTGGAAGTCTCGGAAGACGGCAAAGCGGAGCCGGTCTTCAGCGACGACGCTGTGGCGGAGCTGGTGTGGAGGAACTACCAGAACTCGAAGACCTACCTGGAACAGAACTCCTGGCTGCTGGACTGGCAGGCGGTGGACTACTACTACCAGAACCAGAACAATGACCGCTGGATGCGTCCGGCGGACGGGCGGCCGGTTCGGATTGCCCGCTACATCATCGCAAAAAACACGATGACGATGGACAATCAAGTCCATCGCGGTATCTGGGGGAACCAGAAGCCCTTTGCGCTGCAACCGGAGGGCGGCACCAGCGAACTGCTGATGGAGGCGTGGACTCAGTTGCTGTGGACGCTGATGAAGCGCGCTAAGACGGAGTACAACTTTGGGCTGGCGGGCGAGCAGTCGCGGCTGTTTGGGACCGGCATCTTGCAGGCGGGATGGGAAGAACGCACAGTCGTCAAGAAACGGCGCAAGCGGAAGACGCCAGAACCCACGGCGACACTGCCGATCGGCGGCGAGCAGAGCATTGCGACCGAGCAGAGCGACGACTTCAAAATAGAGAAAGAGGAAGTGAAGGAATGCTGGCCCTTTTTGAACTTTCGGCGATTGGGATTTACTTTCTTCGACGAGAACTGGTCTACGCCAAACGCTCCCGAAGAGAGTGCGAGCTATGTGATCGACTGCGATTTCGTGGATTTCCAGGACTTGCAGCAGTTGCGGGCGCTGGACTGCTACAAGCAGATTCCCGACGACGAGACGCTGATCAACTATTTCATCCAGAATCCCATGACGGGAACGGCGGCGCCCTCGACTGTGGCTGAAGGGTTGGCGGACAGCCAGAGCAGCCTGGCGATGCACGCGGCGGGCGAGTGGAAGAATCGCGGTGTGAATCCCTTTGAGACGAAGCTGATGCTGCTGACCATGTGGACCGGCGAGCGGGCACAGGCGATTCTATGCTACGACGGGCGCAAGCTGACCATCCGCAACGATGAGCACGACATGGGCGATCATGCGCTGCACTACACCTTCAACTGGTGGAACGTGCCGAACTCGGGCTACGGGATGGGCATCGGCAAGCTCAACATGGACGATCAGCGCATGGAAACCGGCGTACTGAACGAAGTGTTGAAGATGATTGGGATGTGGTTCAATACGCCGCTGCTGATCCGGAGGGGGGAGAATCCGCCGACGCAGAACATTGTGGCCGGGCTGGGAACCTTCATGCAGGTTGATCCGGGGCCGGATGGTGATGTTCGGAAGGCGGCGACGTATCTGGAGAAGCCGCAGATTCCTGCCGAGGCGTGGAAGCTGATGGACATGGCGCTGCACGGCGGCGAGGATCTGGTGGGCGCGAACTCGACGACGGTGCAGGGGAATCTGGGCAAACCGGGCAGCAGTGCCATGCGGACGGCGACGGGCGTGAACCGAGTTGGCGGCAAGGCGGACGAGAGCGTGGCCAAGCCGGTGCTGTACGAGAGTTGGGCGCTGGAGCGCTGGGTGTATTTCCTGATCGACATGGTGCGGTTGAAGATGCCGCTGGAGGAGATCCGGCAGATTCTGCGGAAGAAGTACAGCGACGCGATCATCAAGAGCATCGACTTTGACGCGTTTTTGAATGCGGAGTTTACGGTGGACGTGCTGGCCGGGCAGCGGATGATGGCCAAGCAGGCGATCCAGCAGTTGATTCCGTTCATTCTGCAAATCTTGCAGCAGCCGCAGATTCAGAACTTCTATAACCAGATCGGCATGGTGCTGGACTATCAGGCGCTGTTTGGAATCCTGATCCGCATGAGCGAGCTGGACGGCAATATCGATAACATCTTCCGCGCGATGACGCCGAAGGAGCGGGTGATGTTCAAGCAGAACAATCCCGGCGCGCAGAAGGTGCAGGGGCAGCTCGCGGTGGAGCAGGTGCGCGGGCAGAACAAGTTGCAGGAGACCCAGGCGAAGGGCCAAGTGGACATGACCACCAAGTTGGCGACCATCGCGGCGGAACACGCGGCGGGCAGCGTGCCGCTGGAGCGGGCCGAGGGGTTGCTGGAACGGAAGACGGACGAGCACGAGCTGGAGCAGGGCGTGCCGGGGATGAATGGATAGGGGGATCGGGGATGAAGGAAATTAGGATTTGGCATTTGAAATGGGGAAGAATTTCGAGCGGGACAGCTATCATCGGAGCTAATTCATTTGACGCCGCGATAGATTTGGCGATGGGGATCATACGCGAGCAAAAACCAGACTGGAATGCAACTAAAGAAGACATTATTTCGCTTACGCGAACCGATGACTTTCTTTACATCGGGAACGAGGCCACTGATGCCGCGTCTTGAGGACTTCCAAAACGGGGTGCCGCTGAACGAGGAGTTGCGGCGGATCAGGGCCGGGGTGATGGACGAGCCAGCGGCGGCGGAGACTGCCGAGGCGTGGAGTCCGGACAATGTGGACCGGCCGCTGACGGACGCCGAGCGCGAGGATCTGGCGCGGCTGACGATGGAGCCGGGCTGGCGGGTGCTGAAGCGGCTGCGAACAAGGACTTTACATCGGATGGAGCAGGCGAGTATTATCGCTTCGAAGAGCAACCCTCTGGCGCGAGAACGGGAAATTGCGCTGGGATGGGCGAATCTGGCGATGTTTCAGGAGCAGATGAGGCTGGACCAGGCGGCGGTGGATGGGGAAATAAGAAAGCTCAAGGAACAGGAATAAACTGATGCAGGCTTATTGGACAACGACGAAGACGGATGGGACGCCAATCACCGACGGGCGACTGTGCCGGGTGGTGGACCCGGAGGACGGTTCAACGCCGATCCGAGTGTATGGGCGCACCGAGGCAGAAATCTTCAGCAAGATCGAGCGCACCATGATGACGGCGCAATCGACGCTGAGCCAGGTGCGCGGCAATGGCAATGGAAACGGGCACGGCGGGGCACAGGGGAATAATGGGAGGGGTGCTGCGCCTCCCCCTCCCAGTCAGCCGAACCCGGCGATCTTGAGTCCTGACGAGACCATGCGGCTGACGCAAGATTTGCAGAACCCGGCCAAGAGCGCGGACGCGGCCTATCGGCTGGCGGAGAGTGAGCGGGCCAAGCGCACCGATGCGCAGGAAAGCTACCTGGCGATCTGCCGGCAGTGGAGCACGCAGCATCCTGAATTTTACGGGCACCAGCTCAACCGCAACTTGTTGATCACATCGGCGCTGCTGTCGGTGGGCAACGATATTGCGCGGATTACGCTGGAAGTGCTCGACAATACCTACCGATACCTTGAAGGACGCGGCGACCTCCTGACGGAGAGCGACGTTACGCCCAGGGAACCGGCGAACGAAACCCATCAACCCTCAACAGCGCAGCCAGGCGGAAGCCTGGAAGTTGTACCGGCGAGGCCAAGAAACGGCGTTGTGAGCGCGAGCAGCCACAGAAGCAATCGGCTGGGCGCACCGCAGCAGCCACAATGGAAGCCGAAATACAGCCTTGAGGAGATCAGTAAGCTCACGACCAAGGAGACCGCGGCGCTGAATCAGCCGGGGCATCCGCGCCACAAAGAGTATGTGGAGGCGTGCGACTATTGGTACTCCGGAGCGCAGGCCACAGCCTGAGCGGGAGATGAACCATGAAGGAGCAAACGCAGTACAAGATTTCCCACGCTCTGGCGTGGGCGCTCACGACCGTGATGCAGATCATTGCAGCCGCCGCCGGAGCTATCGCGGTGACAGGGCATTTGATGTTTCAAATGGCTGCCCAGGCTGCGCATTGCTCCGTATTCTGCGACGGCGCCAGCCCAGCCAGCCAGCAGACCGGCAATATGCCGCAGGCTTCGCTGACGGTTCACTACAACAAAGCCTTTATGAAGTGGCTGGCGGCCAACCTGTTCATGTACCGGATGTGCACGCGTATGACGCAGCCGGCGAAGTCGGGCATGACCTTCCGCAACTTCATGCTGGCAGTGCTGGGCGCGAGTATGCCGCAGCAGACGCAGGGAACGATCGGCAGCCCGCTGACCGTCTCCTGCAACTTCCGCGACATCCAGCTGGGGCAGTGGGCTAACTATATCAACTTCTCGGATTTCACATTCATGACATCGATCAGCGATGACCTCATGAACTACCGGAAGATGCTGGCCTATGTGCTGGGGCAAACCTACGACGACCTGATCATGACGAACTTCGACTATCTGCGGACGCTGGACGCGAACACCACGAATCAGGATTCGACCGTGGGGCCGCTCTATGCCTTCACCAAGCAGATCATCGAGCAGATGCCCGCCAGCCTCTTCCAGGCCAAGGTGCTGCCGATGCCAGCGGGGGGGCGGTTTATCGGCAAGATTCTGCCCGCGTTCATCGGCGACATGACGGCGCTGGACAATACCAACAACAGCATCGTGGACATGCTGAAGCACACCGGCGAGGGCCAGACCAAGCTGGAGGAGCTGACCGACGAGGACGAGGGCGAAAAGAGCGTCGGCATTCTGCGGCTCTTTGGCGGCGACTGGTTCCCGAGCACCAACTGCACCGCAACGACCAACTGGCAGAGCAGCGGCTTAACCGGCTACTCGACCTACCTGGCCGGTGAAGACGCGATGGTGCGGGTGACTCTGGAATCTGCGCGGCACACCAACCCCGGAGTGAACTGGAAAAACCTGGACCTGTGGGCCGGCGAGTACGCGCGCAGCGCCTACGACGGAGCGGGCGTGATTGCGGCCGGGACCAGCTACAACATGATCAGCGGCATTGGACCGAGCCCGGATAACACCAGCCGCGCTAGGATTGCAATTGCTGTTCCTCAAACCACGTAAAGGAATCTCAAACAGGAGTCGGGAAGACAACGCGAGGATAGAGAGCATGCCTTAGCCGTCCCCTTCAAAACAGCGAAGGACAGGCGGGCACGGACTTCCAGCCTATGCCATAGCAAGCTGGACCTGTACGGTCGCGCTACCGAACGCAACATTGGCAAATCGCGTTGCCGCTTTTCCTGATTCCGCCATTGATGAATGACTGGACGCTGAGAGCGCGGAGGGCGTCCAGAAAAATTGGAGCGAACCATGGCTGACCCTAAGAAACTGACCATCGAAGAGAAACAGGCGCTGCTGCTGGACGCGCAGCTCGAGCGCGAGCTGCTGACGCTGGACCGGACCAAGAAGGAATCCGCAGTTTACACGGACACCGAAGAGGACCGGCAGCGCAAGCGCGAGCAGGCGCAGATGCAAGCCAAGGCTGTCATTGACCAGCAGGCGGCGCGCGAGAAGAAGTGCAAGCACCAGGCGGGCGTGCAGCCGGGCAACGTGATGGGCAAGGGCGTGGGCGGAAGCTGCCTGAGCGCCAGCCGGATCGGCTTCAGTTGGATGTGGCTGATCCAGTGCGTATGGTGCGGGATGAAGAACCTGACGCCGCATCCCGGCCTCAAGAGCAGCAAGCCGCAGGAAGTGAAGGTGGACGGCGTGCGGCGGCTGGAGACAGCCAGTGAAGTGCGAGCGCGCGTGCAGCAGTACCAGGACGATCTGGAGCGGCACAACGAGCTGAAAGAGGATGCGCTGGGCACCGGCCTGCCGCCGATGGTGGGGCCGGCGTGGGACTTCACCGACGAGGATGGAAGCCCTGTGATTCCGGCGATGCGGTAAAGCAGGGAATAGGGAACAGGGAATAGGGAACAGGGAACAGAAAAGCGAGGAGACACAATGCCATTTGCGACGATTACCAAGGGACCGCTGAACGCCACTGGAGTCAACGGTGCGGCGGCACCGAACGGATTCAGCTTCGACCAGCAGAACAATGTGGTGAGCACCGTGGGCTCGGCGGCCCAGGAGTCGGCATTGCAGACAGCCTTGACCGTCATCAATGCGCAGACAGCTTTGACGGCCATCACCACCGCACAGAACCTGATCAGCAAAGCTCTGAACGCGGGATTCCTGAATCGTGCGGGGAGAACTTTGCTGATCACTGTATACGGCATCTTTACCACGCCAGCCGGAACGCCAAACCTGACTTTCGCTTTGACGCTGGGAGGCGTGACGCTGGCCTCGATTACCACCGCCAACACGGCGGGCAGCGGAACCAATATTCCGTTCCAGATCTCGTTTGAGATGGCTGTAGCCTCAACGGGAGCCGCGGGAACAATCGAGTCGCACGGCATGGTTTCCGCAGGACTTACGGCTGTAGCCGCAGCGGCTATAGCCGCCTACACGGACACCAACGTGGCGGTTTCGAGCGCGGTAAACCTGACCACGGCGCTGACCCTGCTGGTGACAATCGCGGCCAGTTCGACGGTGACCAGCGCGCAGTTGCGGCTGGCAACTATCGAGGTTGTGGCCTAAGCGTGGATGTAGTCTTTTGACCGCCAGAAGAATGGCGGACGGCAGTATAATTTGAACATTTGCGGAGGAGTCATGCGGCACGAAGAAATTGAAATCCAGAATAACGGGCTGCTGAAAGAAATGGTTCGGCTGCTCCGCAAGCTCGTCAAGGAAGAAGAACCGGCAACCCTCACCAGCATCAAAATCAAGTTTCAAGGAGTTTCCATGGCAACAGCAGGACCAGTTACCCTCACATCCGCCGGCCAGCAGGTCACAGCCTCAGTTCTGGGCTATGACCAGTTCGGCCAACCGTTCACAGGCGCCATGCCGGCCGCTACGTTGAGTTCCGACGACACGGCCAGCGCCATTGTGACTTTCGACCCAGCAACCGGCCTGACGACCGCCGTCGCCAATGGCGTGGCAAACATCACCGCGACGCTGACCACGGCTGAAGGGCTGTCTTTGACCGATACGGAAGCGGTGACGGTCGCTATTCCCGTCGTTCCTCCGCCCACGCCGGTGCTTTCGAGCATCAAAGTAGCCTTCCAGTAATCCAGGAAGGCGCACAAGACGCGAGAAAGGCTTCCATCCCAGCCGATCACGCGAGTGGCAACGTGCAGTTTCCGATCCCCAGATCATGCACTGCACGTTGCCCGCAATTTGTAAAAGTGGACACAAATTATTCCACTTTTTATTCCAGCCGGATTCCTCCGGCTTTTTTGCCAACCGGGATGAGGATGTTTTGGTTTGCTGAAGGAAGACTACCGGCGGGATGTGTTGCGAGGCTGTTGAAGAGGTTGGCGATTGAGGATATTCTACCACCATGGGAAATTCTAGCCTCACGGTCGAGACAATTTTAGACGAGCAAGCAGCCCGTGGAATCTACGACCCACGCAATGCGCCCTCTGGCTTCAACCTCGATCTGATTCTCGGCCTGGCGAACGACACCATGGCCGATCTGATTGCGGAGCGCTTCAACTGGAAGTTCAACCGCGCCTTTGCCGCGCCCTTCCTGACCAACACATTTCAGCAGGACTATCCGCAACCGGCGCAGGCTGCCGGGCCAATCGGCTGGGGCGACGACTGCGACAAGATCGACATCAACAACACGATGATTCCCAAGCCGGTGAATGTGCCGAGCACTCCCAAGTGGAAGCGGCAACTGAGCCGGGTGAGCGCGCAGTTTGGCGGCGTGCTGGGCGGTCCGACGGCGATCTGCTGGATGTACAACAGCGACCTGAGCTACGGGACGTGGCCGGGGCCGGGTGTGACGTATTCGCCGCTGATCACGATTGGAGCGGTGGCGCCGAACCCGATCATGAACTTTATCGATGCCAACGGGAATTACTTGATCCTGACGGGCTTCGGCACGACGGGATTGACCGCTCCGGCGGCGGCGGTAAACGCCGCCGAGGGCGTCACAGTGAATGATGGCGGCTGCGTGTGGACGGTGGTGAGCGGGACCAGCCAGGGATTCAGGATTTGGCCGCTGCCGAACCAGGCGGGGCCGGTGTACCAGATGATTCCGAGCTACCAGATGGAGCCGCCCAAGATCACGTCGATCAAGACGATGATCAATCCGATTCCCGACAGCTATGCGCGGCACTTCCGCAGGGCATTCGCGTACCAATGCAAGGGCGCGAGCAGCAACCCCGCCGACCGCAAGGAATTTTTGCAGGAGTACCCGATCTGGCTGGCGGGATTGAAGGATGCAGCCAAGCAGGCGGACAAGGAGCCGAACGCTTACGGGCTGCTGCCCGCCACAAGCCCGGTAGACAACATCTGGCCGGGAAACTACCGCTACACAGCGGACATGCCTGTTTGATTGATGGAAGGGATGGGAAATGTCACGAATTTTTGAATTTTGGGACGTTGGAGACCGTTGCTGGAAGCGCTGGCGGAATTATCGCTTCAAAGATGGTGAGACGACGATGGAATATTTTGCTCGCGTTGGCATTTGTGTACGGAATTTGTAACTGATCCCTGACTACTGGAGCGCAGCGCCATGTCCTGCACAAAGACAATTCAAGACTCGGTGAACTGGGCCGCGACGATTCTGAAACAGCAGCCGCTCAATGTCTCGAATTGGGAGCCGGGGCTGACCTTTGCTAACCTGGTGCTGGGGCGCGTGCTGGGACCGCCGATGAAGTGGCGGTTCAACCGCGGCAACCTGAATTTTCCGATCACAACAGCAGGCGGAACGGATTACAGCGCGGTGGTGGGCGATCTGGGATGGATCGAAAAGCAGTGGATCACGGACGCGAGCGGCAAGATCCACGCTCTCGAAGGCGCCGAGACGCTGGCCAAGACGACGAACAGCTACCGGCCCAAGACCATGGCGCCGGTGTACGACGATAACGCCGGCAACATCACCTTCCGCTTCGACGCCATCCCCACAGACAACGACACGGTGTACATCGACTATCAGCGCAAAGCGCCGGTGGCGAGCAGCTTTGGAAGCAACTGGGCACCGCTGCCGGATGAGTACGGCTACATCTACAATCAGCTTTTTCTGGCGCTGGCGGGCAACCTGGTGAGCGACCCGCGCTGGCCTCTTTGGTCTCAATTAGGCGTGGCCGCACTGCTGGGCGCACAGACCGGGTTGAGTGCGCAGGCGATTGCGATCTTCGCGGGCGAGTGGGACCGGCTGATGCAGACGCTGAGCAAGAGCCAGGACGCGGTGAAGGCGGGCATGACGGCGCTGACGAAGTGAGGAGACAGTTCACGGTTCTCAGTTCGCATTGAAGGTCATATCATTCACTGGAAACTGAGAACTGGCAACTGATAACTGCGAGCGGAGCGAGCCAATGCCTGGACCTTTTGAAGCGGCGGGAACGATTAAAGATCCGACACGGTTTGCCGCTCTGACGATGGGCGGCGAGCAGTTCACCGGAGAGTGGACCCAGCGCAGCCCCTACCGCGACGCCGCCACGGCCTATCTGCTGAAAAAGTTCTATGGCGGCTCGCGCTTCGACTCGATTCTGGATGGAATCAACCGTGAGATCACGGTGAGGCTGACCGACGGGCGCAGGCCGGGAAGCGTGGTCTACAACGCGCAGACCTTTCCGCCGGCGCTGAGCTTCTTCAGCTTCAAAAGCATCCAGAATGGCATTGAATCGGTGCGCGTGCTGCTGGACGGGACCGACGGGAATATCTGGGACGCAACCGCGGGAACCAATGCCAATATCTTCACCAAGGGCGCAGGCGCGGGGCCGATGCGCTTTATGAACGTGAACACGGAACTGTTCATGGGCGACGGCGTGAACCAGAAGAAGTGGCTGAATTATGCCGGATGGCAGGCAAGCAAGAATGTGCTGCCGGGAACGCTGATCAACGTGGGCGCGGAGCCTGGCAGTGTGCAGATGGCGCTGGGCGGCATATCGCTCGTGATTATCGCTACGGCCTCAAATGGAACAACGGTGACGATCTGGGTCAACTCACAGACCGCGCCGAATCAGTTTCCCAACCTGGTGGGCGCAACGGTTGCTTTCAGCGGGTTGACTGGGGCGACGTATCTGAACGGGCACAGCTACCCGGTTGCTTCGATTGTCTCGACGACGCTGGGAATCTTTACCATCACGCTGGCGCACGCTGTCTATTCCGAGACCTCAGATACAGGCACTGGATCGACTGGAAACGGAACGACGGGAGGAAGCGCGCCGAGCTTCAGCGGGACGCAGTTTGCGGTGACGGCCGATGGGAGCCAGCAGTGGAAGTGCTACGGACCGGCGCTGGAGAACTGGGGCCTTCAGGCGACTTCGGTGCATGGATCTCCGGTGTTGATACCGATCAACGGAACGCGCTTCTGGCAATCGAACACCGTGCAAGGCCCGTTTTACTCGATCCTCGATCCTAACCAGAATATCCAGGTGATGATGAACTTTATCCCTGGAGGAGTGAATTATAAAACCGGATTGAACTACCCGAATTGGACGGTGGCCAATGGGCCTTATTCTCTGACTTTTGATGGAACGGCTGTCTGGTGGAACTTTGGGCCATCGGGAGTTTGGACGGCAGCCACAGCTTTCGGGAACGCGGCAATCCCCGGACAGATATTGGCGATTTTAGACTCAAACCAGAATTTACAGGTTGTGACTAACGGAGGGGGAGGAAACTCAGGGGGATCAAATCCAACTTGGGCTACCGCTATGGGAGCGACGACCACAGACGGCGCGTTAACTTGGACGTGTGTGGGACCAGGAGTGAAGCTGACTACAGCTTCGATCAGTTACGCCTTTTCAACTCACGCGATCGATGGATCGTTTTCGACAGCATCCTTGCCAGTGATGATTCAGGGTGGAATTCTGGGAGCGCCGAACCCTACTGGTGCGTTGCAATACATTCAAATCGCAGGCGGATTTCAGGGAGACACTCAGATCGATCAACTTTGGATCTGGCGCACCCCGCAGGGCCAGAGCACACTGATTCTGGAAGATCAGATCCCGACCGACACGCTGGGCGCAAGCCTGTTGTATTACGAACTCGGAATTCCCGACACATCGACGAACGGCGGCGGGGCGCTGAACGCTTTTATCGCTGCGCCGGTGGCGAGCGCGAATAACCCTCCTCCGGCCGGGATCACCGGCATG